ACCCGGTTCAAGGTCACGGTCACCGGCGAAACCACCGGCCTTGTGGGCACGGACGTGTACATCAAGACCGCGACTCAGGTCAGCCAGAACACCATCGTGGGCGTGGCGACCGGCGTGGTGTACCTGCAGGGCGAATGCCAGCACGACATGGGCGCGGGCGCCAAAATCGTGGCCTACGGCGGCAACGGCGACGGCGGCGCGGTGTTCTGCTCCATCTTCCTGGGCCGCGATGCCTACGGCACCATCGATCCCGAGGGCGACAACCTGCGCATGATCATCAAGCCCGCGTCTCAGGTGGGTGGCCCGCTTGAGCAGTTCTCCACTGCCGGCTACAAATTTGAGACCAACGGATCCAAGATCCTGTACGAGCAGCGCGTGCTGCGCGTGGAGTCCTGCTCCAAGTACTCCGTCAAGGCGGAGGCCAACTGACGCAGGACACCCGGGTAAAACATGAGGGAGGGGCTTCGTCCCCTCCCCGACTGAAAAAGGAGGAGAAACATGGCGAACGAGAACAAGACCAAGGCGACCGCGCCCGAGGCGACCGCGCCCGAGGCGACCGCGCCCGAGGCGACCGCGCCGGCGGCTGAACCCTTTGAGAGCATCGACCGGTTTGACCGGAAGGTCATGGTGACCATTCCCCGCACGGGCCTTGAGACGGAGGGCGTTTTCGTGGCCGTCAACGGGCGGAAGTACAACGTGCCCATTGGCAAGCCTGTGGCCGTGCCGGAGCCTGTGGCCGAGGCGCTGAAGCGCAAGGAGATCAACATGCAGGTGATGAACGGCTACATCATGCAGACTGTGGGCGTCCACGAGGACGGCACCATTCAGCTTTAACGACGCAATCGCAGAGGGCGGGCGGGTAACCGCCCAGCCCTTTTTTGATAGGAGGATGCTATGAAGATCAATACCATCATCGACCGGGTGGACACCCTGCGCCCTAACCAGTACAGCCGGGAACAAAAGGTGGCGTGGCTGACGGAGCTGGACAGCCTTGTGTGGGAGCAGGTCTTTCTGACTCACGAGCTGCCGGCAGGCACGGCCTATGCGCCCTATGAACCGGACGCGGACGGGGATACGGAGCTGCTGGTGCCCGCGCCCTACGACGGGCTGTACGAGCATTACCTCAACGCGCAGATGGACATGGCCAACCAGGAGCTGGGCAAGTACAACAACGACGCCGGGCTTTTTGACGAGGCGTACAAGCGCTTTTCGGGATGGTGGCATCAAAATCACATGCCGGTGCGGAAGTATCCCACTTGGAACTTCGGGCATTTCGAGGTGCAGGCATGAGCGTGCTGCCGCGGGTGACGGAGCTGCCCCAGTATCAGCTGATGACCCAGACCTTTTACGGGCGGAACCATCAGGGCAAGACCGGCGACGGGCAGAGCTATGAAGAGACCAACATGAGCGCGGAGGCCTATCCAAATCTGGCCGTGCGGAAAAAGCGGAGCGTTTTCCTCGCAGACCGGAACCCTCTGGGGCTGGCGGCGAAGGACGCGCCCGCATGGGTGGACGGGAGCGAGCTGTGGTACAACGGGCAGAAGATCCCGAACATCACCCTGTCCACGGACGAGGACATGCTGCAGAAGCAGCTGGTGTCGATGGGCGCGTACTTGATCGTGTGGCCGGACGGGGTGTACGTCAACACCCACGATTTCAGCGACAGCGGCACGATGGCGGCGGAATACGTGCAGGAGGGCGCAAGCGTGAGCCTGACCCCGTGCAGCATCGACGGGGAAAACTACGAGCTTTCGGACGCGGCGATCAGCGACAACGCGCCCGAGGAGCCGGTAAACGGCGACTACTGGATCGACACCAGCGGAGGCGAGCACATCCTGCGGCAGTATTCCGCAGCCAGCGGGGCGTGGGCCAGCATCGCCACGGTATACGTCAAGATCGGATGCCCGGGCATCGGCGAGGCATTTAACCAGTACGACGGCATCGAGATCTCCGGCCTCGCCTACAGCGGGGACAACCCCACCACGGCGGAGCAGGTGGCAGACCTCAACGCAGCCAACCACGTGCAGCTGGTGGGCGCGGACTGGATCGTGGTGTCGGGCATGCTGTTTGAGGCGGTGACGGTGACCTGCGATATCGAGGTGACCCGGCCTGTGCCGAAGATGCAGTACATTACCGAGCTCAACAACCGGCTGTGGGGCTGCTTTTACGGCATGTCGGACGGAAAGGTGCTGAACGAGATCTACTGCTCGGCTCTCGGCGACATGCGGGTGTGGAAGCGGTTCCTGGGCACCAGCACGGACAGCTACGCCGTGAGCGTGGGATCCGACGGCGCGTTCACGGGCATCATCGCCCACATGGGCGAGGTGCTGGCGTGGAAGGAAAACTGCGTCCACAGGATCTACGGCACGGAGCCTGCGGGCTTTACGTTGGACACGACGCTGTGCGAGGGCGTGCAGAAGGGCAGCTGGCAGTCGCTGGTGTCCGTAAACGGCACGCTGTACTACAAGAGCCGGGGCGGGGTGATGGCCTACGACGGGAGCCTGCCGGCGGAGGTGGGCAAGGCGCTGGGGGACGTAAGGTACTACGACGCCAGCGCGGGCGCGTTCGGCGCACTGTACTACATCAGCATGCGCGACAAGGCGGGCGCATGGCACCTGATGACATTCGACACGGAGAAGGGCATCTGGCACAGGGAGGACGATCTCCGCGCCACCCACATCACCCGCATGGACGATTCCCTGCTGGCGGTGGACCCGGAGGGCGAGCGGATCCTCGACCTGCGGGGCGAGATCGGAACGCCCGAGGACGGGCTGACCCCGTGGAGCTGGGAGACGGGCGTGGTTGGTTACGAATACGCCGAGCACAAGTACCTGTCCCGGTTTAACATCCGGCTGTCCGTGCCGCAGGGAGCCACGGCGCGGCTGGCCATCGAGTACGACAGCAGCGGCGTGTGGGTGGAGCACGGCGGGATCGTGGGCAAGAACGGGCTGCTGAACACCATGATGCTGCCGGTGATTCCGAGGCGGTGCGACCACCTGCGGCTCAAAATCTACGGCACGGGCGACGTGCGGATCTGGAGCATTGCGCGGATACTGGAGGTGGGCGGCGACGGCTAAGATCCATTTTACCCAGCCCCCGGCGGCGACCGGGAGCGAGAAGGAACAGCTGGAGAAGCTGCAGCGGTATCTGGTGCGGATGGCAAAGGATCTGAACCTTGCGCTGGGTTCCGTGGAAACGGGAACGTATGTCCGGGAGAGCGGGGCGGGCGGCAAGGCCGCTGACCCGGCGGTGCAGAAGGCGCTGGAGAAGCAGGCGGAGCAGCTGCGCAGCCTGATCGTCAAGACGGCGGACGAGGTCCACGCGGAATACGAGGAGCTGACGGAGAGCCTCGCCAGCAACTACATCGCAAAGAGCGAGTGGGGAACCTACGAGGAGATCATCCGGCAGGATATCGTGGAGACCAGCGAGGGCATCGTGCGGTCCTTTGACTACGACAGCAGGATCGAGAGCCTGCAGCAGGATGCGGCGGCGTTTGACGCATTCCGCACCCAGTCGGAGGGGACCATCCGGCAGGGCATCGTGGGCTACAACGGGACGGTGCCGGTGATCGGGATCGCCATCGGGCAAAACCTGAAGGTCACGCAGGAGCAGGTGACGGTGGACGGAGTCGCCTACGACGTGCTGGAAGAGGGACAGGTCATGGGCGTCTACACGGCGACGGGGCTGGAGTTCTGGCAAAACGGGCGAAAGGTGGCGTATCTCAGCAACAACCGGCTGGTGATCACGGACGCGGAGATCTCCGGGAGTCTGATCACGGGCAGGTGGGAGATCTCCACCGCCCGAGGATTTACTTTAAGGTGGGTGGGTGAGTAATGGCAAGCGGACGGATCACAGGCGCATGGCAGGCGGGCGGAGGACGGCGGCTGGTCATTGACTGGTCGCAGACCGGCAACACCGACGGCACCAGCACGGTGAGCATGACCTTTTACGTCGAGATGATCAAAGACAACTGGACCGGCAGCAAGGAGCGGGTCGAGGTTAACACGGTCACGATGGCGGGGGTCACGGGCACATGGGCTGCTGCTGCGTGGGACCATCGCGTGGGGCAGGCAACCAAATACAGACTGGGCACGACCGCCCTTCGGGTCCCGCACGACCCGGACGGAACGCTGACCACCACCCTGAGCGCGGTCTACAATATCCAGTTTTTGAGTTATGCCACCCTGACCGCCAGCGGCAGCGTGACGCTGGACAAGATCGTGATGGGCAGCAGCATCGCCAGCGTGACCGGCGCGGTGGACGCAGGCGGGGCGCTGAACATCGTGATGAACCGCCTGAACACGGCGTACCGCCACAGGGCGGTGGTGGAATTCGGCAGCAGGAGCCTGACCACGGAGCCCTACGGCGACAGCGTGAGCGTGCAAATCCCTCTGGAATGGCTGGAGGAGATCCCGGACGCAGCCAGCGGGACGGCTACCGTCCGGGCGACGACCTACACGGACGAGTCCTGCACCACGGCGGTGGGACAGGTGCAGACGGCGGAGTTCACAATCCGCGCCGGCAGCAGCGCAAGGCCCGTGATCGCGGCGGGAGCGCTGACGGCAAGCCCGGTGCAGACGGGCGCGGCGGCGGGGTTTGTGAGCTACATCCAGGGCAAGAGCCGGGTCAATATCGAACTGGACGCATCGCAGCTGACCCTTGTGGCCGGGGCGACGGTCATGAACTACAGCGCCGGCATGGGCGGGAGCTTTGTGGGCTCGTCCTACACCAGCGACGTGCTGACGGCGGCGGGCGACCTGACGGTGACCTACACGGTAACCGACAGCCGGGGTCTGACCGGGAGCGGGAGCGTGCAGATCCGGGTGGAGAGTTATGCACCGCCCCGGCTGACCAACGTGAGCATCTACCGGGCCAGCGGCGCGGAAGCAGACCAGGCGGGCACGGATCTCTACGTCAAGGCAACGCTGGCCTACAGCGCAGTGGCCGGGGAAAACAGCGCCGACCTATACGGCGGATACCTGACCGGGTCCACGTGGGTGGAGGAGGCGCTGGATAGCGGAGAAGGCGAAGCCATCGCCGGGGTGCTTGACGTGGCGAAGAGCTACCGGGCGCGGGTCCGGGCGGTGGATGCACTGGGCGGCGAGGCGCTGGTGGAGGCGGTGATCCCCACGGCGGGCGTGTCCATGCATTTCCGGGACGGAGGCGTGGGCGTGCGCTTTGGCGGGTACGCCGAGGACGGGAACTTCACGGTGGACTGGCCTGCGGTGTTCAAAGGCAACGTGCAGGTGCTGGGCACGCTGACGGCGGAGGGCGGCGCGGTAGGCGGCGACGAGGTGACGGCGGAGAGCATCGGCGCGGTCAAAAAGACCGGCGACACCATGACGGGCCCGCTGGGCGTTCCATACTTGACGGTTGGTGCCTCGTTGTGGCCTTATGTCGAATTCAGAACAGGGGATGCAACAGTTGTCGGTGATATAACTGTCGATGGCAATGCAAACGACAGATATTATACGATTTCTACGATAAATCGAGACCAGGACAACAATGACATTAAGTACAGATCAAGATACGGACTTCCGGGCGCCGATCCCGGTTTAACAGCAGACGCTTGGTACTACATCCACACGACCAAGGACGTGCGGTTTGCGTTTGGCAGCGGAACGATCTCAGGCGACCTTGAGATGACCATCGACTACAGCAGCGCGGGGTTTACGGAGATCCCGGTTGTGATCATGAATTACTCCTCCAGCGACAACGGCTGGGTGGGCAGCAACGGATCGCTGAAGGTATACAGCAAGACGACGACGGGAGCCAAGGCAATCGTGGGCGGCAGTTATCCCACGGTGAGGGCCGTGGACTGGATCGCGATAGGCAAGTAAGGAGGACGAGATGGCAAACTACAAAAAGATCAACATCCGAGACGATGACGGCGAGCTGCTGCGGGATCAGGCGCCGGCGGCGAACGGCAGACCGGGGACGAGTGCGGCACAGAGTGCGGTGACAGCGCCGACCAACAACCCGACGATGCCCAAGCCGGAGACGCCATATGCAGCGTGGAATGCGGGAACGGAGCCCCCTGCGGCGACCTATCCTACCTATCCGACGGTGGGAGAATTGCGCGGGACCCCGGAGACGGGATATGTTGCACCGGCGGTGCCTGCTGCACCGGCAACGGGCGCGGCGGGAACGGCTCCGGTCAAGACGCAGAAGCCGACGCAGAATCCTGCGGTGCGGTCTCCGGGCGTGAGCACGCCCCAGCAGAGCGGCGGCGGCACCGGCGGCGGAGCGGTCACCGCGCCCGAGGCGGCGGCTCCATCCGCCATGATGCCCGGGTACGTGCCCAGCCAGACGGTGCTGGACGCGAAGGCGTATCTGGACAAGGTGTCGCAGCAGATCCCGAACCCGTATGTGTCCAGCTACGACGACGACATCATGTCCGCCTATCAGGCGATCATGAATCGCGGGAAATTTTCCTACGATTTGCAGGGCGACCCCATGTATCAGCAGTACCGGGACCAGTACGTGCAGGGCGGGCGCATGGCCATGCTGGACACGATGGGACAGGCGCAGGCGCAGACGGGCGGCTACGGCAGCTCCTACGCGGAGGCGGCGGGACAGGGAGCCTATCAGGCGTACCTGCAGCGCCTGAACGATGTGGCTCTCGACACCTACGACCGGGCGTATCAGCGGTATCTGGACGAGGGCGATCAGGCGGTGACCCGGCTCAACGCAGCGATGGCGGCGGATCAGGAGGCCTACGGGCGGTATCAGGACCAGCTGAACGCCGCGCTGGCGGAGCGCGACTACGCCTACGGGGCCTATCAGGACGCCTACGCGCAGGACTACGGCAAGTACGGCGACGACCGGGCGTATGCCTATGAAACGGCGCTGGGGATGATCCAGAGCGGGCTCAGGCCCTCGGCGGAGCTGCTGGCGGCGGCGGGACTGTCCGAGGCGGACGCGCAGACGCTGGTGGGCTATTACACGCCCAAGCCCAGCTACGGCGGGTACGCAGCAGCGGGAGGCAACGGCAAGACCCCGATCAAGGGCGCGACCGGAAGCCGGGTGAATACGCAGGCGCAGGCGGATGCTGCTGAACTGGAGAGCATGGCAGGATCTGTGACCACCCGGGAACAGGCGGACCAACTGGCGGACGCGTTGAACGCATCGGCAAACAGTCCGGGAGGCATCAGCCAGAGCGAGGCCAGCAGAATCTGGGCGATGGTAAGCGACGACCTGAAATAAGGAGGTAGAGCATGGCGTTTGACGTCAGAAACACCGATGAAAAGCCGAAGAAAAAGAGAAGAGAGGGAGAGGCCGTCGCGGCTTCTCCCGCGAATGCTTTGCGCACCGATATCAAAAACGGCAATCAGGCGACGCAGCAGGAGCAGCAGACGCAGCAGAGCGGCGGGCTGTGGGGCGGACTGAGCGGACAGCGCAGCACTTTTGACGTGCGCACCGCGGCGCAGACCCGGCACCCGGTGTGGGGCGACCTGCCCGGACGGACCGGCGGCTTTGACGTGCGCACAGCCCAGCGGCAGCAGGGCGGCGGGCTGTGGGGCGGACTTGACCGGGAGGAGACCGGCAGCTTTGACGTGCGCACCGCAGCCGAGGCCATGAAAAGACCCGGGAAGAAGCGCGACCCGGAAGTGGTAGCGGCGCAGAACGCGAACCGCGCTCAGGTGGGCGCGATGACCCGGATGGAGGACGAGATCCGGGAAAACAATCCGCTGGACAGCCTGCGGGTGGGCGGAAATAACGGAATCATCAGCATGGCGGACTATCAGGCGCTGGTGGACAAGTACAGCGGATACAGCGATATCCCCGGCATGGTGGAAGATGCGGCAGGCGAGCGGCGTGACGAGGCGCTGGAGCTGATGAACAGCCCCGAGCGGATGGGCGAAGAGGAATACCGCATCGCCGTGGAGCGGCTCATCGGCGAGGTAGACTGGGACAGCTACAACGCGTACAGGCGCATCAACGAGCAGCTGAAGGCCATCGCGGACGAGGAGGGCATGGCAGAGGCCACCGCCACCCGGATGATCGGAAGCGTAGAGGACACGGCAAGGGACGCGAATGCGCACCCCGTCGAGCGGGATCTGGCACAGCGGTACGCCGAGCAGATCCGCGCGCTTGAAGAAGCGCGAGACACCGAAGGAAGCCACTTGCTGTATGCCGGCGGACGCTTTACGGGCGGTCTTCTGGGCGGCGTTATAGATCCCATAAGCGCAGGCTATATGGTGGTAGACGCTGCGAGCGGAGGCAAAACTGCCGAAATCCAGCGGCAGCTGTCCGAATATTTTGCTGCAAATCCGGATAAAAACGTGTACAACACCCCGATTTTTGCGCTGCCGGAGGAAATACGCGCTTTGGGTATTACGGAAGCGGACTACAGAAGATACATCCTGACGCACGTCGAAGAAGAATACCGCATGCACGTGGAAGAGGAAGACGGCGTAGGCCTGAATCCGGTATACAAAAAGATCGTCGGCGACTTTGTGGCAGAGAACCTTGGACGGCAGCTGCCCGCAATACTCATTACATACGGAACGGGCACAGGCAGCGGGACAGGAGTGCTCGGGGCTTTGCGTGCGGGCGGCTGGAGCGCGGCAGGCAAGCGGCTTGTGAGTGCGCTGAAGGGCAACCTGAGCACGTGGATCATGGGCGCAGGAGCCGCAGGCGGCACTTATACGCAGGCGCTGGATGAGGGCGACAGCACCGCGCAGGCAGTGGCGCGGGCCGTCAGCAACGGCTTTGTGGAGGGATTCACCGAGGGATTGTTTGGTTTCGATTCCTTCGACGGCCTCAAGAGCATGATGACCGGGAGCAGCGGCAGCATCCTCCGGAATATGATGAGCAACGCGGCGCGGCTGCTGATCCCCAGCGGCGAAGAATCGCTGGAAGAAGTGACGGCGGGCGTCATGAACCGAACCATCGACCAGCTGATCGGCGGCGGATCGGATCTTATGCCCCAGCGGCTGGACGGCGGAAGACCCATGAAGTGGTTTGGCGAGGGCGGCGTATTTGACATGGCGCAGATGGGCGACGACGCGCTGGGCGGATTTATCGGCGGTCTGACCCTGAGTTCCGCTGCGACTGTGACGGCGGCTGCGCAGGTGATGCAGGAGACGCAGAATGCCCGGGAGGCCAGCGAGATCCTGAACGGCGTGGCGGCATATGCAATGCCCGAGGAAATGCGGCCCGTGCCGCTGAATCCCGAGCGGGCGACTCTGCCGGAGATCCAGGCGAATGCCCGGGCGATCATGGAATGGCTCGGAAAACTGCGCACGGACACCAGCACCCAGATGGCGGCTGAGACGTGGCTCGTGCAGCAGATGTATATTTCGGATCTGGAGAGCCAGGTTCGGGGTACCGGTGCACTGGGTGAAAACGACTACCTCGCACGGTTGACCTACGAGGAACAGGGCGACAGCCTGCCCACGGAAACGCGCCCTGCGCTGCTGGAAACCGGCATGGCCGCGCCGGCAGGAACACCTGTGCGGGCGGCAGCGGAGCAGCTGCAGAATGCCAACGAGCGAAACGTGCTTCAGAACGTGGGGCGGCTGCAAAGTATGGTACGCGCACGAAACGCGGGCGAGATGGTGACCGCGCTGCGGAATGAGGGTATGATGCGCGGCGACACCGAGACCGAAACCGAAGCAGACACCGAGACCGAAGCTGCGCCCGAGGATCTGGCGTACAAGCCCGGACCGGCGGCGATGAAAGCGACGGTGACCACGGAAGCGGGCAGCGCGGAAGCGGATATCCTGGGCGTGACCGGACAGGGCAAGGACGCGGTGATCCGGATGCGGGCCGCGGACGGCACGGAAGTGACCGTGCCCGTGGCGGAGGCGGAGATCTCCGACGAGAACACCCGTGCGCTGGTGGATCACGCCGTGGAGCTGGACTATGCCCAGCCCATGATCGCGGCATACAGCCGGGGACAGGACGCGGGCGTTTACGCAACCGGATTTGAGCTGGCGCGGGAGTACGGCTACTGGAACCGGATGACCGAGGAGCAGCTGCTGAAATCGGACGTGCTGACCGGGCTGACCGACCGGCAGAAGCTGCTGGCCTATCAGCTGGGCGTGGATGCCCGTGCGGCGCGGGACGCACAGGAGAAAGAAAAGACCGCCGCACGGCGCGAACGGGCGCGTGAGGCGGCGAGGAAGGCCGGAAAGGCCGGAAGCGTGGACGAGAGCGCCATCATGGGCATGAACCTGACCGAAAACCAGCGGGCGGGCGTGGCTGCGTCCCGGCAGGTGGCAGGTGCGCTGGGCATCAAGATCGTGTGGATGCGGAGCAAGGCCGAGCTGGACGAGATGACCGGAAGCAAGGTCTACCGCAGCGACAACGGCGCGTGGGATCCTCAGACCATGACCATGTACCTCGACATCAACGCGGGCGTCAACGTGGAGGGCGACATGCGGTTTGCCGTGGAGCGCACCATGATGCACGAGGTGACCCACTACGTGTACAGCTTTGCGGACGAGAGCCTGATCCGCGCATACGAGGACTTTGTGATCACGCAGGCCATGCGGGGCGACCCGGACGGAGAGATCCGGGAGCGGCTGGAGAAGGCCAAGTTCGGGAGCAAGGAACGTGAGGAGATCGTGGCGGAAGCCAGCGAGAATGTGACGCTGTCCGAGGAGACCATGACCCGGCTGGCGGAACAGAACCGGACGCTGTGGGAGAAGATCCGCGACTTCCTGAAGAAGTGGGTGGAAGATCTCCGGGCTGCGCTGGCGAAGGCCAAAGGCACCGAGAAGAACGCGCTGAACGCCGCCGCCCGCGCCGTGGAAGCGGTGCAGGAAGAAGTAGACCGGATGTTCGGCGAGGCGCTGGTGAGCGCGCAGCGGAACCGGATGGAGGCAGCGCAGGAGATCGCACAGCGGGCGAAGACCGTAAAGGACGCCACCGTGGCCGTCGCGCCCGAAGTGGCGGAGGTCATGGAGAGCGCGGACTATCACATGCCGGAAGACAGGATGATGAGCCTGCGTACCACCGACAGGTGGAAGGAACTGCACCGGGAACGCTACGGCGCAAGCGCTGAATTCGAAGCGCAGGCGGCTATGATCGAGGCGTTCGACATGCGCGTGGCGGAAGACGCTGTGCTGCGCTACGCCGTGCCTCATGGGATCGCGCCCACGGGCCGCGCCGCAAAGGGCACCGACACCGCAGCGCCGCTGCGAGGGAACGTGGAATACCGGTACACATTTGACCTTGACACGATCTGCGACCGCACGCTGCAGTTCCGTATGTACAGGAGCGCGGTGGAGGAAAGAATCGGGCGCAAGCTCCGGGAAACGGAATCCCGTCAATTGATCGAGTTGATGCGGGCATACCGGCTGATGATCCCCTGTACCTACTGCTACGTGGAAAACAAACGCATGCGGCTTGCCGACCTGTACGCAGAACAGATCAAAAAGCGCAGCGGAGAACTGCCGGAAGGCTATGCCACGCCCGAGGCTGTTTTTGCCGAAGTGGAAAAGGCCCGCACCATCGTGGCCGGATACATGGACGCGACCTACAACAAGCCTGAAAACTATAGCGTAGACAGGCGGCTTGCCGGCGGCACGTTTGAGGGATACCGGGACTTCCGGCTCCCGACCACGGAAGAAGCGGCGGCAGACGAAGTCGCAAAGAAGTATGGCATCACCGAACGGAAAGCGAAGAGCGTACTGCTGGGGATGGTATCTGAGTGGAACTACGCCAGGAGCATGGACGTGCCGCTGAACCTTGCGAACGAAGACGCAGACTGGCAGACGGACAGCATGAACGAGCAGGTGCTGGTGTTCCACAAAAACGCGACCACTTCTGCCCAGGGCGGAGCCAAGGCGAAGGGCGAAAGTTCGTTTGAGGCCTACACCGACCAGCTGGCGAGGATCTCCGAAGAAGACAAGGACTTCATCATCGGCATGGGCGGCATCCGCAAGCACAGCAGCAATGACTTCCAGATCCAGAACGTGCAGGATTACATGCTGTTCTTTATGGATCTCGCGGCTGACAAGCGCGGTGGAAAGGCCTGGACAGGCCACACCTACACCAAGTCCATCGACTACGCGAAGATCTTCGCCCCGACCCACGATCGGATCAACGTAAGCGTGGCGTTCCACACGGTGCGAAACGGAGATGGGACGCTGTCTGTGATCCCCAACGAGCAGGAAGGCGCCGACCAGATCGCACTGCGCGACCTGCGGCTGAACAAGAAGTACGGAAGCCGGTACAAGGACGTGGGCGCAATGGCAATGGTGACCGACAACACCCAGTTGAGTTATGCCCTGAACAGCGATTTTATCGACATGATCATTCCGTTCCATGCGAGCGGCATGCCGAGAGCGCTGTGGTACGACACGCTGGCGTGGACGGACTACACCAGCAAGCAGTCCGAGAAGCTGTACAACAAGACGCGCATGGCGGCGCGGCTCAAGGCGGACGGAATTGCCGTCAGGAGCAGCATGAAAGCCGCGCAGGTGGCGGCGCTGTATGATGAACACTTCCAGCCCAAGAAGATCTACAACAAGGACGGAAAGCGGATCGCGGCGCACTTCTATCCCGGAGACACGGTTCGGTACGACGAGAACGGGAACGAAGTCATTCTGCCCGGGCACCACAACGACAAGGCGACCTATCTCAGGCTGTGCGAAGAGTACGCGACTGTGCCGCGGTTTGACGGCATCAAGGTACTTGATGCAGAGGGCCGGGAAATCAACGTAATTGATCACCCGAATTACATGCGGCTGGTAAAAGAAACCGCCAGAACGGACAGCCCGCAGGAGCCCATCGTGGCGGAGTTCGATATGGATGCTGTTGAGGAGGCGCTGCAGGGACTGAAGCAGACCGCGCAGGCGGGTCTTGACAAGTACAGCGACAGCTACGGCGTTGTGGATGAGTTCATCGAGAACTACATCGAAAGCCCGAAGAAGGGGCTGAAATGGCTCCCTGAGCGGGCGCGTGTGACCAAGGAGATCTTGGACGAGATGAGCGCGGAAGCGCGGGAGACCGCCCGCAGGAAGCTGGAGGAGGATCTTGAACAGCACTCCATGGACGTCGCAGAGGACGCACGCAAGAGCGAACGCAGGGTGATCCCCGAGGCGAGCGCGGAAACGGAGTACCCCGCTGCCTTGCGTGAGGCGATGGGCCTGCCCGAGGACGCGAGGAAATCCGACCGGAAGCGGGTGTATGAAGTGACCGATCAGGAGCTGCTGCTGGGTGCGGCGATCAACGCCCGGACCGCAGAGGAGCGCAGGCTCCTGAATCAGTACAAGAGCGCCGTCATGGAGTACACCGAGCAGCGGGAGAAGATGCAGCCCGCCCACGAGCTGGTGCTGGAAGAGAAGCGGCTGATGGAGCAGAACGGCGGCAAGGACAAGACCAATTACTTCGCGGCGCTGAACAAGGAAAACACGGTAAAGCGCGGGATGGAACGGGCGAAGCGGCTGATCGACGAGCTGGTGAAGGACCCCGACCTGCAGCGCATGATCGAGCGGGAGAAGAACCTGATGCACGGTCTGACCCTGACCAGCGAAAAGCAGCGGGAAGCCGAAGCCCGGGAGCGGATCCGCACCGTGGTGACGGAGCGCACCGAGAAGCTGACCGAGAAGCTGCGCAAGCGGGAGCGGGAATACCGGGACAACCTGATCGAGCAGTTCAGCCACGAGCGGTACTTCAACGCCATCGAGCGCACGGCAAAGTCTCTGACCCGGAAACTGACCCAGCCAAAGACCGGAGCCTATGTGCCCGAGGTGCTGCAGAAGCCAATCCTGGACCTTTTGATGAGCATCGACGCGGCCTACAACGACGCCGACACCGTGCGGAACCGGAAGATCTCCGAGGACATGGTGCGGCTGGCGGAAGTGAGCCGGAGGCTGATGGACCGGGAAGCGGAGGCGGACAGCGAGACGCAGGACGCGGAGACCTTCCTGAGGGAGATCGACCTGCCGCGCGGACTGGCGGAGCAGTTTACCGAACTGGCGGAGCGCGTAGAACGCGCCGGCAAGGCCAAGGGCGGCGTGCTGAAGAACATGTCCGCGGCGGAACTGAAAGCCCTGAGCGAGGCGCTGACCATCATGAACACGGCGGTGGAGAACAGCAACAAGCTGCTGGCCAACGCGCGGTACGGCACGGTGGAGAAGCTGGGCACGGGCAGCATGGGATACCTGCGGAAGCAGAGATCCAGCAAGAGCGGCGGCACCAAGCTGGGGAACTACCTCAACTGGCGGAACGCCACGCCTGTCAACGCATTTGACCGGTTCGGCGACGCGGGAAAGAGCGTTTTCGGCGAGCTGCAGGACGCACAGGACAAGCTGGCGGAACTGGCCAAGAAGGTGATCGCATTCACCGGCGAAGCCTACAAGCCCGAGGAAGCGAAGGCGTGGAGCGAAGAGGAAGTGACCATCGAGCTGGGGCCGGAGATCAACCCGGGCGACGCCATCGGCAGCAAGGCCGAGGAGATGGGCAACACCCGCAAGGTGACCATGACCGTGGCGCAGGCCATGAGCGTTTACTGCCTCGCCAAGCGCGAAGCGGCGCGGCATCACATGACCGGATATCGGCAGGAGATGCGGAACGAGGACGGCAGCAAGTCGGAAGGGTTTGTCAAGGGCGGCGGCATCCGAATCGAGAACTACGAGCGCAAAGGCAAGGGCCTGCGCCCGGGCGAAAAGGTCGTGAACGCCACCAACATCTGGCTGAGTGAGGCGGACGTCGAGGCCATCGGCAAGGCGCTGACCGAGCGACAGAAGAGCGTGGCCACGGCGCTGCAGACCTACATGTCCACGACGCTCAGCGACTGGGGCAACTGGGTGACCCTGCGCCGGTTCGGCGTGCACGGATTTGAGGAGCAGAACTACTTCCCGATGGAGGTCAACCCCAACGCCCTCGGAACCCGATCCATCGAGATCAAGGAGAGCCTGTACCGCCTGCTGAACATGGGATTTACCAAGCGGCTGACCGAGCGGGCGAAGAACCCCATCATGGTGCGGAACATCTTCGACGTGTTTGCCAAGCATGCGGGCGAGATGGCCATGTACCGGGCGTATGCGCTGCCGGTGCTGGACACCATCAAATGGCTCAACTACAAGGAGAGCGACACGCAGACGCTGCAGGGTGAAATGGAACGTGTGTTCGGTCGCGAGGCCAACAACTACGTGATCACGCTGCTGCAGGACATCAACGGCAAGGTCGGCGACAACGGAGTGCCGGAACTGTTTGACAGCCTGATGCGCAGCTACAAGATCGCAGCGGTAGGCGCGAGCCTGAGCACCAGCCTGATGCAGCCCACCAGCTACCTGCGGGCAGCGGCCATGCTGGACGCGAAGTACCTCGCCGCAGGCGCACGGGACGCCGTGAAGAACATGGAAGTGGCAAAGTCCAAGGTGGGCATTGCGCAGTGGAAGGATCTCGGCTACTACGACACCAACATCGGGCGCTCGCTGGCAAGCCAGATCCGGCAGCAGGACGGCTGGCGGGAGAAGATCGTCGAGAAGTCCATGTGGCTGACCAAGAAGGGCGACGAGTGGACGATGGGCGCGATCTACGGCGCGGTGGTGGCAGAGACCAAGGACCTGCACCCCGAGCTGAAGGGCGAGGAGTTCGACGTGAAGGTGAACGAGCGCATGCGCGACATCGTATACCGGACGCAGGTGGTGGACAGCCCGCTCATGAAGAGCCAGTTTATGCGAAACAAGTCGTATTTCGCGAAGCTGCACACGGCGTTCATGTCGGAGCCGACGGTGACCGCCAACCTGCTGATGAGCTACTTCTGGCAGGCGAGCGAGGCCGTGCGGATGGGCGTGAGCCGGGGAACCGCAATGAAGATGTACGGGCGGAATGCCGGGAGG